GAAAGATCTTACCTCTTCAATATTTTGCTCCACAAACTTTCCATCAACAAATGTCCATTCCTTACCTTCCATAATCCCACGTACATAAGCATCGGGGGCTGAAGGGTCGGCGACGATATCTGCTGCAGTAGACAGCATGAAGTCATCTTGAACAATTTGAACACCTTCGTTATTAGTCTTAAGTGAACCCATTGCTCTTGAAGACACACCAAGGTTTGCGCCACCTTCTAAAAGACCTTTAGCGATTTGACCCATTGGAGTATCTAAAATTTTGGCACGACCAATATAATTCGTACCTTCTTTACGTAAAGAAGTAATCATATGCGATACGCGATCAAGGTTAATACCTGGACCTTCTGGGTGACCTAGTTCACCGTATGCACGATTGTTCTCAACAGCTTCTTTAATATAACGACCAACTTCACGATCCATTGTACTTTCTTTGTACATACGACCATTGCGGTTAGTAATTTCTGATTGAAGGAAAACACCTTCAATAAAGTATTGTTTTGGTTTGCCTAGTTTTTCTTCAACGATTACGTTGGTAGTGTCGTAGACTTCTCTAATTAGTTTCATAGTTAGACCTTATCTGGGGAACCACTCATCGTGGTAGAAGCGCCAACACGAGTCTCATCATCGTAAGCACCGTAAGTAGCAGTTTCAACTTTAGTATTCCAACCAGCAACTTTACGTAAAACCAAAAACCCAGTAACATCTTTTGCAGCGTGATTGCTAATGACAATATCAAATGTGTTGTCATTAATTACTGGAATACCACATGCGTTAAATTCAGCGGATGGAGCATTTTCTGGTGCACAAGAAATAACATTTTTACTATTTCGTATAATTTTAAGATGAGAATTAACCTCACCTGTTACATAATACTTTACAATATTAACAACTGGTGCATCTGAGTTTCTTGCTTGCGTAGTAGCAGTTAAGTTAGCAATTGTAATAGTGCCAGTCTCTATTGCGGAAGATGCGAAGTGAATCACAGTTTCCTGGTTTGTATTTTTTAATGTTGTAAATAAGACAGCCATTTGTTATTCCTCTATTTGTTCAAGCACATGAAAGAAGTTCTCTTTTGACTCTCTCATATACTCGATAATCTCTGTTTGATTACCTAATAACTTATTTAGGAGATCTTGCGTATCTTCGTTTATTGCAACGGTAGAACTATCAGCAAGCACGTAGTGAAGTTTACCTTCAACAACTCTATCAAGTTTATTCAATGAACGAATTTTTTGAACTACTGGATCAACACTAAAAATATTAGAAGAAGCAAGTTCTACGTATGACTCTATTAATGTATCAGTAACTTTAATATCGTGATGTTCTTTAATAATACTAGCCACAGTATTTTCTGAAATTTCTTGATATGTATCTTTTGTGATCTTATCGGCTAGTTGGTGCGTATCGTAATCTTCTTTAATATAATTTCTTGCTTCTTCAATCGTTTTAAATTCAGTATTTAAACCATTGATTAAAATCTTACCTTCTTCAGTCAATTCGATTAACTGAAGATAGGATCTAACACTTTCAGTAATGTTAGACTTTCTAAGAGAAGATTTTAATTCGTAGTATTTCATTCTTCTTCGGCTGTTGGTTCTTCTTGTTTAAACATTGTTTGTGCAACATTAGTGCGCATATCTTCTAAACGATCAGAAATCTTTTCTGCCATAGCAGCGTTAAACTCAGTTTCAATACCTGTAGCATCTTTGTTAATAATTGCTGCTACTAAATCTAATGTACTCATAATATCTCCTTATTGACCATTTGGTTTTGGCGCATCAGCAGTTGGTGCTTCAGTAGCCTGAGGTGCATTTGCTTGTAGATAGTTCTGTTGAGCAGCTTGCGTAACACCAGCTAGAACACCTGTGCGCTCGGCATCATTTTGGTGTTCTTTCTCATCACTATCCATTTGCTTTTGCATCTCATTAATTTCATCTTCAGTAAGATGAAGAACATTTTTACGAACCCAATCCATAGAGTAGAATCTACCTAGATACGGTTCAATCATTTGTAAGGCATTAACACGACCCATCAAAATCTCATTATCCTTTAACTCAGCATAATGATTGTCTTCAACATAATTATAACGAATGTCTTGTTTAATTAAGTCCCACTCTTCAGGACGAATAATATTTTTAGCTACTAACTGAACATATAATGCATCAGTAAATATTGTGGAAAACTTAGTGCGAAGTCTTACAATAAACTTATTAAATTTAACTTCATCGCGACTAATTTCTTGAGCACGTCCAATACTGAAACCACCATCTTGTTGAAGGCGACCGATTGGTACGTTCAATGCACGATATAGTTTCTGTTGGAAGTATTCAATGTCTTGGATCTCACCAAGATTTTGTCCACCTGGAAGTGTGGTAATTTCAGTACCCTTACCACCTTCACGACGTGGCATCCAGAAGTCTTCCATCATTGACAAGTGGCGACGGTCATCACGAACCTCGCCTGTCGTTGCATCATAAACAATCTTGTTACGGAACTTGTTCATAATATCGTTAACGTATTGCTCAGCCTTCAGCTTTGGAAGGTTACCTACGTCAACATAAAAAATTCTGCGTTCAGGAGCACGAGAGATACGATAGATTACTAATGAATCTTCAATCATCTTTAACTGGTTGGTTGGCTTAATTGCTTTATGCAAATAAGACATCATCATACCAGAGTTAGCATCCAAGAAACCAGATGGAGCATAAACAACTGAATCTAGTGATAACTTAACACCACTTGTTGTTTGCTCAGTAATACCTTTGTCATTGTAAAGATAGTATTCTTGTACTTCTTTAACAACCTCAACACCTTGAGGAGTTCTTGACTTAACTACATTTTTAATCCTACGAATCTTACGTGGATCAATGTAGCGTAACTCAACAATTCCTTGCTTTAAATTCTTATCGTCTAATAGTACGTGATAGTAAACACGTCCATCAACATACCAAGAACGGAAAATCTCATGACCACGTTCATTAAACTCTAACAGTTTTAATACTGCGTCAAACTCAGCACGAATTTTTTTCTTGATAGCATCAGAAACTTCAACGTCATCTAGATTAATAGTAACTGTTTGGTCTTCTTCATCATAAACAATTGCTTCGCTAACGATATCTTCAATGGCACTATCACAGTCACTATAAGTGGCAACTTCACGATAACGACGGATTAAGTCATTTTCGTTTTTAATAACACCATCTAGATCCATGACCATACCGTAGTAACCGCCAGCATTTACGCCAGTGTTAACTACGGTTGATCCATCTTGAGAGTTAGGAGCGACAATACTGTCTAACTCCTTCTCTTTCTTGCGCAATATCTCAAATCCAAATAACTGCATTATATAAAACCCTCAGGTTGTTTAATATTAAAGTGGGAAGCTACCAACTGGAGTATCAATAGAAACATTAACTCCAAATCCAGCAGCAGCGCCAGTAGCAGATGTAAAGAAGTTGTATTGGAACTCTACATCGAACTGTTCAATAGCATTTTGTTGTTCGTAATCTAAACCGATTGCAGAAACAGTAGTTGGGAAAGCATCAACGAACTTGTAAGTCTTGATGATTGAACCACTACGATCTAATTGATGAACTTGCAAGTCAACTTGGTAGTCTTCAGGATTAACACGACCAGAAGTAGTGTCATAGTTCTGAATACCAGATTGCCATTGCTCTAGTGCATTACGGATACCAAAAGTGGTATCGTTGTAAATAGTCACAGTCCATGGTTGGAAAGTACGCTCACCAGCAAAGTTCACTGGGCGACCACGATAAAGAACACCAATGTTCTCAATAGTGGAAGCAGGTAACTGAGCAGCTTTACACAAGAACTGTGCACGCTGACCAGCTACTGGACCTAGTGTAACATATGTTGGGAATGTTAACTCAACACGGAATTGATTTGGGCGAGCACCACCACCCAACATCTGCGCTTTAAAATCAGCAATATTTGCCATTTATAATTCTCCTTAATTCTTTCTATATTTATCTATTATTAAGCACCGATTTCAGTAAAGCTGATAGAAGAACGAGCAGCGATAAAGTTCAGAGTAATAAAGTTAATAGAACGATTTGGTTTAACGAAGATGTCAGCAACGAAGTTATTAGAGTCAATAACCTCACCTGTGTTGTTTGTACCATCACAAACAACTTTGAAGTCAGTGATACCACGACGACCTTGTACATTACGTAAGAATGGTTCTACTAGGTTACGGAACTGGGCTTGAGTAAAGCTGTCGTTGAATTCAAACAACTGGAACTTAGCAGCAGTAGCAATTGCTTTTTCCATAACGATAAACAAACGACGTACGTTAATACGATCGAAAGCAGATGGTTTAGCAAGCAATGTCTTGTCGCCGAATAACACAGTACCTTCACCTGGGAAAGTAACAACTGGGTTAACACCAGCTTGATACAGAACATCACGATCTGCTTTAGTTGGGTTAATAGCCAATTTAACTACGTTCTTGATTTGACCACGATTTAGACCACCTGGAGAGAACCAAGGATCATTAGTGTTATCAGTACGAGCACAAAGACCAGCAACGTCACCATTTAGAGGAACAAAACGATATACGTCATTGTAACGATCATACTGGTATTTATAACCAGAATCCATTACAGCGTATGAAGTGCTTGGTAGTAAATCACGGTATGCTTTGATAGCAGTAGTAGCAGTAGAACCAGAGCCAGTGATAACTTCACCAGTACTAGTATTCTGTGGAGATACAAACGCTACGCAATCAAGACGAACATCACAGATGTTAGAAATAACATAGTTTGCAACAGTAGAAGTTGCAGCACCAACTGGAATCAAAGAGATATCGTAAGTAGCATCATCAGCAAACAATGCCCATGCGTTCATTGTATTAGCATCAGTAGTTGCTAGATCGTCAACACCACCAGATAGTGAGCGAGCAATTGGAGCAGTTAAGTTAGCAAAAGTCTTTGCTGCAGCAGTAGTGCCCCAGTTAGTGCCTTCAGTTGGGTGATCCATCCAGTAAACATACGCAGAGTCAGTGTTAAGCACATTCTTGTAGTAGTTAGTTGAACCATTAGAAGTCTTAGCATCTGATGCTTTAGAAAGATACGCATACTTTTCTAACACAGTATTTGGTGTACCAGTCCACAGACCATCTTCATCGATAACGATTACGTG